GTATGTGCACGGCGCTTACGGGGCCGACCCGAAGAACAACCTGACATTCGCCGAAGTGGTGGACTACGCAAACCACCACGCGGCAAACGCCCTCGACGCGGCAGGCGTCTAATCTTCAAGCCCCGCTTCGGCGGGGCTAATCATATGAGGAGGTCCAATGACCACAGATGAGGAAAGAGCCGCTCAATTTCGTCGAATGATAGAGCAGCTATGGGGCTACGGCGCGCAGACAAAGGCCGCCCGTCATTTCGCGGTAAGCGACCGCACTATCCGGCATTGGGTCGCCGGGGAGCGGTCCATCCCTGATCGCGTCATGTCAGAGCTCCGGGCAATGGTATCGATAGCCCCACCACCTGGGACAGACAGCACTGAGGACCGCGATGAGGCATGCCGCGAAGCAATGGAGCCCGCGATGACCGAGCTACGCGATCGCGCGTTAGCCGCTGGCTGGCACCCGGCCGAAGTAGCCGCAGCTATCCTGTCAATGACCATTGACGAGATCAGGCACCATGCCGGAGATGCCGCTGCTCGCGAGATACTGGAGCAGGCTGCGGCACGGTAATCCGCGTGGTAAAGAAAACGGCCCGGGGGTAGGAGCCCGGGCCGTAGGACTTGCCGGCGTCTCTCGGGGCGAGTCAGTGCCAATCCCGAGAGCGAAGGCAAGTATCACGAGAGGCCGGCGCTACCCGGCTGCGGCGCTTCCGCCTGCAATTTTTCGGGCTTAGTCACCGCCGTGTCAGGGAGCATGTCTTCGGCGGATCGCAGGCGCGGACCCCTAAGCCTTGTCCGGTACTCCGGTCACGCGCTCCCTTGCGCTTGCGCTCGCTGTCCCTCGCATCCTTTCGGATGGCCTCTCTAGGCTTGGGCGCTTGCCCTTCTCTCGTGAACTGTTTCAGCGCGGGCCGGGGCGCAACTCCCAGCGTCCGACGCGGGGCCCTCAGTAGGTGGCCGAGGGATCGTCCGCTCCCATCCACCAGTGGGCCGCGCTGAACTATTTCAGCACTGACCGTCATCGGCGCCATTGCTGGCCGTCTGCCCACGCGGATTTTCGCAGACCCGTTACCCGACTTGCCACTGACCGCCTCATGCGTGGCTGGCACTGGCGGTCATCTGCTGCGTTGAACTCGTTGCCCGTCTACGGGCGCAAATCTTGCGAATACCAAATAATCGCATTTTCGCGTTACACAGTCAAGCCGTTTCTTGCCGCGCCTCGTCACCCACATAGTCGGGGAAGCGCCAATAGTCCGCGAGACTGTCGCAACCTTGCCGGAACATCTCGACAGCAGCGGCAAATGCCTGCGCTCGATTGCCCCACCCGAGGATCACGCGGCCCGCGTCCTCGAACGTAGCGTCCTCGCAGGCGATTTTCTCCACGAGCCGCGATATCCGCAGGCCGAGGCACTGCACCGCCCGGCGGTACTGCTGCCGGTACTCTGCCTGCCTCTCGCTCTGCGCCATGAGGCGCATGCCGGTGTGATCGGGCGCATAGACGCGATTGAGATCGACACCATGCGGCCCAGGCTCGAGACCAGCGTGGTACCAGTAGAGGCGGTACCGCCGCGCAGCCTCGAGCTGCCGTGCCGTGATCTTGCCCGTCTTGTGGGCGCGCTCGATGACGCTATCCCGCATGATGACGCGACCGTCTCCGCCGACGATGTAGAACTCGCCAGCCTTCGCCATTCGCTCGGGCGTCGGGCGCATGGGCCGGTCGGCACGTGAGCGGACTGCCTTCTGCGGCTTCGAGGCCTTGTGCCTCTTCTTCGGTCGCGCCATGTGTCAGCCCTCGACGATCTCGAGATCACACCCCACGCTCCTCAGCGCGGAGCGCAGGTCATTGATGTGTTCCTCTGGCAATCTGATCGTGATGGATCGGCGCTCGTGCATGGCGAGGGCGCCAGCCGCCTCCCGCATCACCACGCAGGCCCTCGCGAAGAGCTCATGCAGGTCTTCCGCGCTCTTGCCCCTTGCGGCACGCTCCATCTCATCGGCTAGGCTGCTGAGGCGGTGGGAAAGGTCGTCAGACATCACCGCCACTCCATAGCGAACGGGATCTCGTCATCGAGAGGCGCGGGCCCGGCACCAGCCGGCTTGCTCTTGGCGCTGGCATAGTCGGCAGCCGGGCCGGCAGAGGCAGACTGCGACTTGGGCGCGCCCTCCTTGGGCTTCACGGACAGGCTGAAATACTTGCCCTTCTGGCCTTCCTTGACCCACGCCGACAGCCAGTATTCCCGGCCCTCGATGTTGATGTGGCCCGTATGCGTCGGCTGGCGGTCGTTCTCGCGACGGTCGTTGCGGAAGAGCACGCCCCTGTTGGTGTCGTCGTACTGCGTCATGCTGCGTCCTTTCTGCCCATTTCGTTGTAGCTACCGCTGATCTCGGTGAACCGCCTGTCGTGGGGCAGGAATACGAACTCCACGACACCCGGCTGGCCGCAGATCGGCTGCCGGCGGATTTTCTTCGAGTAGACCAGCGTCTTTTTCTCCTCGTAGTCCCGGTAGACCACGAGACCGGCATCCGCCTTGTTTCGCCAATGCGCAGAGCCGGAGAGGTCATAGAGGCCAGGCACCGGCTCCTTGGAGGCGCCTGTCTCCGTCTTGAGCTTGGTAGGGTGCACGACCATGAACACCGTCACATCGTGCGCCTTGGCGAACTGCTTGAACTTGCTGATGAGTTGGGAGACGAATTCCGTCTCCGTCATGCCGGCAGGACGGCTCGCCTCGATCTCATTGTAGGGGTCCACGATCAGCCCACGGATCCCATGGCGAATGACCGCAGCACGCGCACGCTCAATGATCCAGTCGGCGTTTGGCGTGTGATCTGAAGTCCCGATGAAGAAGAACCGATCCTCGATCCAGTTCAGCCCGTCGCGAAGCTCGCGTTCGCTCACGCGCGGCGTTGGCCCGTCGAAGAACGGGCGACCCGCCCAGATCTCGACCAGATCGACGATGTGGTTCTCGTTTCCCGTTTCCGGTGAGAACACCGCCCACTTCCAGCCATGGAGACGGGACATCTGCACAGCCACCTGGTCCAGCCAGCGGCTCTTGCCGTGGTTGGGAATGCCAGTGACCACCACGAACTGGCCAGGCAGAACGCGGAAGGCGTTGTCCATCTCAGCGAAGCCGGTAGACAACGGCTTCGGCCCATCCCCACGGTAGAGGCTCATCACCGCGTCGGCGTAGTCAGACGCTGTATGAAGCCCCTCAATGGGCCACGGCTCGGCGTGCTCGATGCACTCGCGAAGAACCTCGGCCCCGTGCTCGACAAGGCACTCGTTGGCGTCCTTGCACTGCACGTCATTGATATTCGGGAACCTGGCGCGGAAGCAGCGATCCTTGCCCAGACGCCGCGCAAGCTCATTCGCCAACAACTCGCCGGGCCCGTCCATGTCGGTCGCGATGACGAAGCGCTTGACCCGCTCCAGCGCCTCGGCGTGCGTCTGCAACGGCTCGTAGCGCTTGTCGGTCTGCTCCTCCTTCGCAGGCGCGCCGTTCGGCAGGCTGACGACGTTCGTGATGCCGGCCTCCATGCAGGCCAGAACGTCCATCTCGCCCTCAACGAAAATCACCTCCTCGGCGCCGTCGAGTGCATCGGCGTTGTACAGGACCGGTTCGGCGTCCTTCTCCTGCATGAAGTGCTTGTCAGGATGACGGTATTTGATGTTCTTGAGGACGCCGCCGACGGCGTAGGGGAAGGCGATGCAGGGCGCTTCGTTGCCCGTCTGAGGGAACCAATGCGTCGTGCGGTATATGCCCATGCGCTCGACGGTCTTGGCGGAAATCCCACGGTTTGCGAACCACTGCAGGAGCTTGGCGGGGCGATCAGGGTTCTCCACCGGCGCCGGCAGGCGGTACGACTTGCGGGCATGGCGCGGCCGGTAGTCGCCGCTACGGAAGCCTCCGGACCATCCGCAGTGGTGGCAGTTCCACGTGGCCCCGCCACCCTCCTCAATGGTCACGGACAGGCAAGGATCGGCCTTCTTACGGCGCTGATGCGAGCAGTTCGGGCACGTCGCCTTGTGCGATCCGACGGCATAGCTGGCAAGGCGGATGCCTTCCGCGTTCAGTCTTTCGAAAGCTGCCATCATGCTCACCATGACCTGACCTTGGCATGCAGAACTGGGTCGTACTGACCGCTACGAGGGTCGAAACGCGGGTCGTAGCCCGGCCGACTGGCAGCGCCGCCAGGCGACGCGCGCGCCTTCGCGTTGCGGCACCAATTCCGCCACGTGGCGAGCCAATCGAGCTTCACGGCCTCGCGGCCGGCCCGAGCCGTCCAGTAGTCGCGGAACTTGTCAGCCTCACCCTTGGCTTGGTCGAATGACAGGCCGACGCGGATCGCCTCGTTGATGAACTCCGCCGTAGGCTCCCAATCGGCAGGGAGCCGCGTGCCCCGCCGAGCCTTCTCGGAGGCCGCCGAGGCATGGGGGGATATAAGGGGGGTAATATTATTATTCCCGGGGGATTGAGTTTTAGGGGGTGTGGGGGACCTTTCCTCAAGGGGGCGGTCCTCTGTAACGCCTGTAACGCCTGTAACGCTTGTAACGTTACACATTTTCTTATTTTCCAGACACTTAGCGGCACGCTCCCCATCATTGGGGCGACGCTCCTCATCGATATCGAGGGGTGCGTCGCCATCTGTAACGCTTGTAACGCTTGTAACGTCTGTAACGTTACACATTCTCTTATTTTCCCGACACTTAGCGACACGCGCCCTACCCTTGGCACGACGCTCCTCATCCATCTCGATGAGCGCGTCGAGGATCTTGTTGTCAGGCACACCAGCCTTGCGGAGGGCGTTGATCGTGGCAGCAATAGTCATTGCCGGACGCCTCCGATTTGCATCCATGTTCCGATGGTTCTGGGATAGACGTGCGGCTCGATGGCCACGCGGATGTGGCCCTTGGGGCACTCGGTCTCATCGACCCAGGCGGCCTCGATCACCCGGCAGCGGCTGTCCTCGTCCACCACGCCGGCGGCGACGAGAAGGTCGCTCGTGGCCTTCAGAAGGTTGTCTAGGTCGCGCTTGCGCTTGTCCTTTGGGCAGGCGAGCAGCCGCATGGCGTAGTCGCCAGGAATGCGGCCGGGGTGCTGAGCACGCAGCGTCCAGCCAGCATCGCGGAGCCACTTGACGTATCCCTGGGCTCGGTAGACGCGGCGGCATGTGGACCGCCACAGGCGATTGGCAGATGGCGGCGCCGGAAGCGTGATGATGGTCATGCCCGTCGCCTCCACTGGAGGATGTTGACGCTCTCCAGCTCGGCAATGCGCCTGTCCACGTCTGCGATGAGACGGGGCGCGTTATCGAGGATGGAGACGCGCGGGAGGGTGACCTCGACGTATGAGGTAGAGGTGTCGGCGTCCTTGCCCCTGTGGCCTATGACGGGGCGCTCGTAGACGCGGCGGGTGACGGTGGGGATGGTCAGCGGGTGCATTTAATCCGCCTCCATATCCGCCTGAAGAAAAGCTTCCGCCTGAAGCACAACGGGGTCATCAGGCCCAAGAAGAGCCTTGGAAATCGCAGTCTCATGGGCGAGCTTCCGCTTTTGACGCTCGCAGGCGGCGAGATAGGCAGCCTGAAGCTTGACGTAGACCGAGGCCCAGATGTCCTTTGGCTTGCGGTAGCGAAGCCGCCAGAGGGCCGAATAGGGGATGCCGTACTTGCGGCCGACGCGGCGCATGGCGTTGTCAAGATCGCCCGGTCCACGGCTCTCGCCATGGATGAGCATCTTCGCCCATGCGTTGGCCTGTTCGACGAGCGCGTCAGACGACATTTGACGATCCGACAAAGACGTTTTGAGCATTTGCGAAATCTCCATGGTCATGATCGTGGCCATGGAGAGAGACGCTTGGCTTTCGATTGGGGGTGCCGCTGACGAGGCCCTGGCTGGCCTCAAGCGGATGAAGAAGATCGGGGAGGGCGGCCGAGGGGAGAAACCGCCCTCCCCGTACGCGGACGCACGGGAGGAGATGCGCCGCGATAACGTCGTCTGTCTCACCGAGTACCGGTTGAGACGCGCAGCAGGCCGGTTTCCGAAAAGGACCCGGACGGTTTGAGCCGTCCGGGCCAAGTTCGGATGCTAGAGGCGTGCAAACAGGCTGCAGGGCAGAAGCCCCGTTCAGCAGCAAGGTTGCACCATCTCTCGACCGGCCGGCCGAGAGCTCGGAGCCATGGGTGATCCGGCAGGGGGCCCGCCGGGGGAAGGGAAGCCCCCGGCGGTCAGCAGCGTCATTCGCGTCGCGGAATACGCTCCCTACTGAGGCAGAAACCGCTGCCTGCTCGGACATCACCACCATGGCGATGTTCATTGAAGCGGCTCCCGCCCGAAGTTCGGGAGGAAGTCCTCGGGCCGCACGGCGCCATTAGTCACGTCCATGATCTGGCGCATGTGCTTGGGCCGCGGCACGCGGTGCCCTGCCACGTATCGACCAACGGCGGCCGCCGAAACGCCGATCATGCGGGCGAACGCCGAGATGGAGATGCCGCTAGCGGCGAGATAGTCCCTGAGCTTCATACCGGTATACATACCAAACCGGTATGGGCCGCGCAAGCGGAATTATACCATAATGGTGTTGGACGTCGGCATAACCCAACCGTACCAATTTGGTATGACGCCACTTGCCCGACTCATGAAGCTGCGCGGCCTGTCTCAGGCGAAGCTCGCCGAGCTCGCAGGCACGTCACAGCCTCAGATCCAGCGGCTCGCGGCCGGCCACCGCGAGATGACCAAGGCATGGGCAATACGACTTGCACCCTTCCTCGGCGTTGAGCCGCATGAGCTGATCTTCGAGGCATCGAAGGGAGCACAAAGCAAGCCGCGCCTCGTTTCCTCATTCGACCCGGACGCCCCAGACCACGAGGAGCCGGACGACACCCCGGCCAAATCGTCCATCGGCAAGGGGCATCGTCTGACGCCGGGCGCTATCGCCGAGATCGACGTGCGTGCCGGTGCAGGCGGTGGAGGCTTCGCCACCGTTCACAACGTCAGTGACGACAGCGTCACCTATGCTGGGGATGCCGTCCGGGCCGAATGGATACTGCCGCCCTCGTTCGTCCGAGATGAGCTGCACCTGTCGTACGGGCGGGCCGAGATCATCCCCATCCGGGGCGACAGCATGGAGCCCGACCTGCGCGACGGCGATCGCGTAATCATCGACCGCACCGACACCAACCTGCGCCAGGGCGGCATCTTCGCCGTGCTCGATGGCGGCGAGCTCATCGTGAAGCAGGTTGAGCTGATCCGGGGCACCGACCCGCCGCAGATCGTCTGCAAGTCACGGAATCCGAACTACAGCCCGATCACGCTCACCCTTGACGATGGCACCACCGTGATCGGGCGCGTGGCGGCGAAGATATCGAGGATGTGAGGTGGAATCGTCTGGGAAGCGCGGGGAGGATGGATGGCATTCATTTTAACGCTGACAAATGATCAGCCATTTGACATAGGCCAGGCTGAAAATAACTGGGTTGCCATTGCAACAGTCGGATACGACGACGAAACCTCTGCCACATATTCGATATTCATTTCCCTTGGCCCCAGCGCGGGCGATCCGCCTGGAACATGCCACTTATATTTCGCGTTAGTGGAACATGATGGTGAAACGGGCCACGAGCATGATTTCTTGGACGGGCTGGATACCTTGTCAAAGATACCTGACCGTGCTCACCGAAGGGAAATTCTGGATGCCGTATGCGCTGGAGTGTACGCACTGACACAGCAGGCGGAGCCAGATATCGTTCATTTCGCATCTGTAAGGGATAAATTGCCGCCGAAAGCGCTTAGCAAATATTGGTCTATCGCCGATGTTCTACGCCGCTGCGGTATGACATGCAGGAAGGCGGATGAGTGGCACGGACGACACGCCTGGATCGCCAAACGTGGCACCTAACCGCGTTGTGCGACAGCGCACTTGCACAAATATAACCAATGTGGCTTCTAAGGAGGCCCAACAGGAGGGAGAGCCATGACTGCGCCGATTGATCGCGATCGCCAGATCGAGCTAATGCGCACCGCCGAGGAGCGCATTCGTGCGAGCCTGGCTGCATGGAAGAAGATCCCTCAGGTTCGCGAAGCGCTGAGCCGTCCCGCCCCGGGCCAAGAGGTTCGTGGGTACACGGTGCGCCAAGTTAAGCTCAAGGTCGGGGCCTGCTAGCCCCACCTTACACCGCGCCAAGGCCCCGCTTCGGCGGGGCTTTTTGCTGCCCGCCCTCGTGGCGGGTTTTTTGTTGCGCGCGGCGGCTCGGCGCGCCCATACCAAAAATCGCGCCATCAAATACCATTTTGGTATTGACGATACATACCGATTTGGTATGCTCCTCCCATCAACGGAGGACGCAGCCATGCTGCAGCGCATACCCGTCACACCTGATCTGATCGCGGACACGCACGCGGAGTTTTCCGAGGCGCTGTCCGACCTCGTCAGCACGTACCTGGACGCTCTGTCAGACGGCCGTGCCGACCAGTGGGATGCTGTCCAGCGTCATGCATCGCGGGCACACGATCTCATGGATCGCCTCCTCGGTGCCATGTGCGTGGCCGGTGGCGAGCCTGATGATTTCGCCGGCTGCCTCGACGATATCGGCGAGATTGGCCGCCGCAAGGCGGAGTCCATCCGCGAGCACTGGCCCGTCTACGACGCGACGCGGGAGCACCGCCTTTCCGCCTCTCAGCTCGGACTTTCGCGGAGGGGGTGGTGAGATGACGGACCGTTTCCAGTCGATCCGCGACGCGCTCGCCATGGGCCCGACGCCTGGGCCGTGGGACGGAGACGACAATTCCGTTTCCCGTCTTTGGTCAAACGGCACAGCAGGCATCCGCGAGTACATCGCGCTTCCGGATAGCGCCGAAGATAGCACCCCCAATCCGGCAAACATGCACTTCATCGCCGCCTGCGACCCGGACACGATCCGAGAGCTGCTCAGGCAGCGCGATGAGCTGCTGATGAGCGTCGCCCTCGAACACCTCGCCCGCCGCGACGCGGAAGCCGGCGACCGGCCCCACAGTGGCCCATCTGCCACGGAGGCAACGCCATGACACACCACCGCGACCACCTGTGGGGTGACGCCATCGGCTCCACCTACGGCGCGACCATCGAGCAGCGCCTGCGCGAGGCCGAGGGCTGGCAGGCCGAGCTTGAGGCTCTGCAGGACGACGACCCCGCCTCCGTCCGCCGCGCGCGTCTCATCGGCGTAGCCGCGTGCCTGGCATCGATCACCGGCGCAGCCGCCACGCTCCTGTGGCTCGTCAATCTGTTCTGGCGAGCATGGGGCGCGCGACTTGCCGGGGTGGCGGTGGAGACGATCTCGTTCCTCCTGATGATCGCCGTGATCGTCGTCGCGTTCGTCGTGCTCGACCCGTCCGAGGCGCAGGCGGCAACACGCGACACGCTCACAAGCCCGGCCTTCTGGTCGTATTTCGCCGGCGGTGTCGGCGTCCTCTACGTCGCGTTACTCGGCCTTTATGCATTCGTTCTGCACCGGGAGCATCGGGAATGATCACCCGCCTCATCGCTGCATTCCGTCGGTGGGTGGCGAGACGGCGCAGAGAAGCCCTCCTCGCCCGCATCAACGCCGAGATCGCCGAGCGTCGCCGTCAGCACAAGCCCTGCCGCGACCTCATCCGACGCCGCATCGAGATCACGCACGCAGACCTGCTCAGGAGGCACGCATGAGCACTGCCGACCTCATCAACCGCAAGCTGAGCCGAGAGCTCAGCGAAGGCGTCGCAAACATGGCGTGGCGCCTGTCCTGGTGCGCCTCAAGGGCCCGCGAAATGGAGGACCGAGGGGAATTCTGCGGCATCGAGGCATACGAAAACCTTGATCGCGCCTACCGCAAGCTCAAGGCCGCGATGGCAGAGCTTGAGCCCTTCGCTCGCGCCTACGACGAGATGATCGGAGAAGCGGCATGACCCTGATTGATATCGCGCGCCTCTCCCGAGAGATCGAGGCACTCATTGCAGAGTATCCCGAGCTTGCCGACGACGAGCAGCTTCGCGCCGACATGCTGGAGGGCGAAACCAGCATCGACGATGTGCTGACGCGGATCGTCCGGCGAGAGCGCGAGGCCCAGGCATTTGCCGGCGGCATCAAGAGCGAGATGGATGACCTCGCCTCCCGCCTTGTCCGGTACGAGCGCCGTGGGCAGGCCATGCGGGCGCTGGCCAAGCGCGTCTTGGAGGCCGCCAGCCTCACCAAGAAGGAGCTGCCGATTGCCACGCTCTCCATCCGCAACGGGCAGCCCAAGGTGATCATCACGGATGAGAGCGCCGTTCCGGACGCCTACTGCAAGGTCACCAGGACCCCGGACAAGACCCGCATCAAGGAAGCCATCGCTGCCGGGGAGGCCGTGCCTGGAGCCGTCCTGTCCAATGGCGAGCCCACGCTGACTGTGAGGTGCAAGTGATGGACGAAATGTTCGCCAAGCTTGCGGCCCCGTTCCCGCCTGAGCGCGTCTCGTGGCGTGTCGGCTCCACATCTGCCGACAAAAAGCGCGGCCTTGCCCTTGCCTATATCGACGCCCGCGACGTGATGGACCGTCTCGATGAGGTGGTCGGGCCAAGCAATTGGCAGGCCCGCTATCCACACGCAAACGGCAAGACCGTCTGCGAGATCGACATCTGGATCGAGGGGCGCGGGTGGGTAACGAAGGCGGACGGGGCCGGCGACACGGACGTCGAGGCCGAAAAGGGCGCCCTCTCGGATGCCTTCAAGCGCGCCGCCGTGCGGTGGGGCATCGGGCGCTATCTCTACGACCTCGACAGCCCATGGGTGGACCTGAAGCAGGTCGGCCGCTCCTACGCGATCGCGGACCACGAACTGCCGAGGCTTCGTGCTCTGCTTGGCGGCGAGGACACTGACACCGCGCGCGAGGACGCGGGCGACGCCTCCGAAAAGATCGCCAAGGCCATGATTTCCAGCTTCTCGCTGGCAGAGACGGTCCAGGACCTCATGGACTGGGCGAAAGACCCGAACAGCAAACGCGCCATCGCTGATCTGCCCGGCCACCTCGCCAACGAGGTGCGCAGAGCGTGGCAGCAGCGCAAGAACGCGCTTTCTCGCCAGACGGAGGCCGCATGAGCCGCGCCCTCGTCGTCCTCAACAGCCAAGCCGCCCGCGAGAAGGCCGCAGCGTGGGTCATGCGGGCCCCGGCGGGCACGCGCGTCGAATTCAAGGCCAGCAAGCGCACGCTGCCGCAGAACGACCGGATGTGGGCGATGCTGACTGACGTGGCGACGCAGCTCACCTGGCACGGCGTCAAGCTCACACCGGACGACTGGAAGCTCGTGTTCCTCGATGCCCTCAAGCGCGAGATGCGGATCGTCCCGAACATCGACGGGACCGGCTTCGTTAATCTCGGACGCTCGTCCTCTGACCTGTCCAAGGCGGAGATGAGCGACCTCATCGAGATCATCTTTGCCTTCGGGGCGAAGCACGGCGTCGTCTTCCACGACGATGCGAAGGAGGCGGCATGACCCGTCGTCGCCTCTCAACCAAAGCCCGCGTGTCCATCTTCACGCGCGCCAACGGCATCTGCCACCTCTGCGGCGGCAAGATCACGCCCGGCGAGGCATGGGACGTGTCGCACGAGATCCCGCTGGCCCTTGGAGGCGCCGACGACGAGACCAATTGGCGCCCGGCTCACCGCAAATGCCATCGCGACCACACTGCGCAGACGGACATACCGGCGATTGCTCGTGCCAAGCGGCGCGAGGCCAAGCACATCGGGGCGCATGTGCCGAAAGGCACCCTCAAATCACGCGGCTTTGCCAAAGCCGAGCCACAGCGACGAGCGACGCGGCCGCTGAGCAAATGGTTCGGGTTCACCCGCCCCACCACCACCGACGCCATGGAGGGCTGAGATGGAGCCGCGCGACGATCGCCGGAACGACCCGGAGTTCCTCGCCTACTACGTCGGCGTCCTCATGCGAGAGGCGCGCGCCCGACGAGGGACCGCGTTCTGCTCGACGCTCGCGGGATGGGCACGCCGTGCCAACCGGGAGGCCGTGAGGCTTCGCCAACATCGCCGCGCCCCGCAACAGCTGACGCTATTCGCCTGACGGAGCCCACCCATGCCTGACATCCACACCACCGACGCCATGGAGGGATGGCCCGCCAATGACCCTAGCGCACCCATCAGCAGGGAGCGCCAGATTGAGCTCATGCAGACCGCCGAGGAGCGCGTGAAGGCCAGCCTGGAATACTGGCGCAGCAAGCCGAAGGTGCAGCGGGCACTACGGCGGCCCGCAAAGCGGATCACTGCAGCAACGACCTGCGCGGCAATTGCGCTGGCGATCACCACGGCTGTCGCGATCATGGCTTTCGCAGCGGAGAAACACATCGTCGCCATCGACGGCGATACGATCTACGTCGGCGAGGAGAAGGTGCGCATCATCGGCATGGACTCGCCGGAGACCTATCAGGCCCGCTGCGAGAGCGAGCGACAGCGCGGACACCGCGCCACGGCCCATCTGCGGAGCCTTCTGGCATCCGGCGCCGTCACCGTCCGCCGACAGGGGCGTGATCGCTATGGCCGCACGCTGGCCCACGTCTACGTGGGCGGGCGCGACGTGGCTCGACTGATGATAGAGGCAGGACATGCAGTGCCCTACCACTGCCCCGGCGGGCGGTGCCCGAGGCGCATCGATTGGTGCGCTGGCGCCGGATGAAGAATGTCGCACCGCGCATCGTCGGTGCGCTGCCAGACCACCCGATAACTCGATGAAAGGCTCGCGCGTGCGGAGCAGAAAGGCGTCTCCTGCATGACGATGATGACCACAGCAGCGGGGCAAAGGGCGGCCCATCCGTACCAAGATCATGAAATGCGCGCCAAGGCAAAGGCTGCCCTGATCCGGCTCGTGGAGGCCCTGGCCGACCGGCAGGCTCGGATTGACCACGAGGCGGAGCTAGGCAAGGATCGCGCCGATGACGAGACACGCCCAAACAAGTCGCGCGGCGATCTACGCCCGCTTCTCGACTGACCTGCAGCGCGATCGGTCAATCGACGATCAGATCGCACTCTGTCGTTCGTTCGCGGAGCGTAGCGGTCACGAGGTAGTCGCCATCTATCACGACCGTGCGCGTTCCGGGGCCTCCATATTCGGTCGCGACGGCCTCATGCAGCTGATCGAGGCATCGCGGGCGCGAGCGTTCGATGTAGTCATTGTCGAGGCACTTGATCGCCTGTCGCGCGATCAGGAAGACCTGGCCGGCCTCTACAAGCGGCTCACATTCCAGGGCATCAAGATCATTGCCGTGCACGACGGCGCGGCCGATCCGGTTCAGATCGGCGTGCGCGGCATGCTGGGTAGCCTCTATCTCCTCGACCTGGCGAACAAGGTGCGCCGGGGGATGGATGGCGTTATCCGCGACGGTCGTCATGCTGGCGGCCGTGCGTATGGATATAGGCCCGTTCCGGGCAAGCCGGGCGAGCTAGAAATCGTCCACGAGGAAGCCGAGGTCGTGCGACGCATCTTCATGCTCTACCGTGGCGGCATGTCGCCGCGTGCGATTGCAGGACTGCTCAACAGGGATGGGATTCCTCCGCCGCGCGGCAGGAAGTGGAACGCCTCGACGATCAACGGCAACATGGCGCGGGGTTACGGCATCATCCAGAACCCGCTCTATCGCGGTCAGATCGTCTGGAATCGCGTCCGCATGGTGCTCGATCCGGATACCGGCAAGCGCATCTCCCGCCCCAACCCACAATCGGAGTGGCGCTACGCCGACGCCCCACACCTTCGCATCGTGGAGGATGAGATCGCGGAGGCCGCGATGCAGAGAAAGGAAGAAACGTCGCATCACAGAACGGCCAAGGGGCCAAGGGCCAAGCGAATGCTCTCCGGATTGCTCAAGTGTGGGTGCTGTGGCGGCGGCATGACAATCATCGGCCGCGATAGAAGCGGCCCGCGCATCCAGTGCAGCACGTTCAGGGAAAGCGGCTCCTGCACCAACGGAGCTCGCTACTACGTCGAGAAGATCGAGCGAATCGTGCTCGACGCGCTTCGCCAGCAGCTGGCAGACCCTGAGCTCATCACCGCCTACATAAAGCGCTATCAGGCCCAACGGCGCGCCCTGGCTGCCGAGGCGCGCCGCCAGCGAACCAGCATCGAGCGGCGCCTGTCCGAAGTCGAGTCCGCCATCAAGCGGCTGATCGATGCGCTCGCTGACGGTGCAATAGACACAGATGACGTTGCCGAGCGCATGGCCAGCCTCAAGGCTGAGCGGGACGACCTGAAAAGGCAGCTAGCGCTTTCTGGCAAGGACAGGAACGTGATTGAGCTCCACCCAACCGCCATGGAGCGCTATCGCGAGAACGTCGCGCAGCTCGGGATGATCATGAACGGGAGCCGGAACGGGAACCCGCCGTGGGAGATCGTCCAGCCGCTGCGCGAGGTTATCGATAGCGTCATCGTCATGCCGCGCACATCTGGCCGGCCCTACGAGGTGCGAATTATGGGCGTTCTGAGCGCCCTGACGGGTCAGGAAATCTGGCCGACCGGAGTGTCGGCTATAGCGATGGTAGCGGAGGAGGGATCCGAACCCCCAAAGCCAGCTAAGTCATTGCTGAAAATCCACAAAAACGGACTTTCCCACGCATGGACCTGTGTATGCGCGTACCCGGGTCTGGGCTGCGCGTCAAGGAGTTCACATCGCTGCTCCTGGACCTCGGCATGCGACGTCCAGCATGAAGTCCGCCAGCGGCTCCCTCAGGCTATGACCCCTGTCCTCGAGGCTTTCAGTCGCCGGGCTCCGACACCTCCGGTTCGTAGCGCCGGAGTACCCTCCCGTGATCACGCACGTCGCATCAAACACGATCACCGCACAGATGGTGCCCGACGCGCTGCATTCTTGCGCCGCCGCCGTGAATCATTGCCGTACGCGCCTTTGGGGGAGAGACATGGTACGACAAAGCGCAGAGGTCCGGCGTGAGAAGCAACGGCTGCGGCAGCGCGCGTACCGCGCACGCAAGCGCAACGAACGGATGCCCTCCTATGAGGATCTGGCGCGGGCGGCCCTCGACGTGGCTCTCACCTACAATCTCAAGCACGGACGACACCAGCAGCTGCTCGATCTGCTCGAGGCCGTCAGGAGGAGACTGAGGGAGATCGGCTTCCACGAGCGCGACACGACCGCCGTCTGGTTCGAGCTTGAGGACCGCTATCAGCGCGGCTGGACGATGTTGCGGCCACGCCGTTCGATCGCCGAGATGGAAGCGGAAGGACTGCGCGACGCAGGCGACACCGGGAGCCTATAGCGAACCAGCATCCTTCATCTTTGCGCCGGCCGGCCGAGATCGCGTATCCCTCCGGTGACGGCCGCCTTGCGGTCTGAGGGCGAACGTCGGAAGTCCTAGCCCGTCCTATTCACGAGAGGTGTTGATATCTGCCGTTCTGGATTGAGCGCACGGCGGCTCGTTGCGCCTTTTGCATCGCGGTGAGGTCTGGAACATAAGGAACGCGCTGGCAGGAATGGGACGGGTG